CGCCAGGCATGAGCACCATGGCCCGCGCCGACCTGGCGGCCAGCCTGAAGCTGCTGTGGGGCGATGCCGCCAGCTACTGGTCGCTGGCGGCCGATGCCGACTACGTGCGCCATCTGGACGACGCCCTGCCGGGCTTCGGCAACGCCTGGCCGCACCGGGTGGGTGCCAGTGTGACGCTGACCGCCGGTGTTGCGGACTATCCCCTGCCGGCGGATTTCATCGGCCTGCTGGCGCTGGATTGGGGGCGCGACCAGCGGGCGCGGGCGCAGCCCTGGAACACGGACTGGCCGGGCCGCGCGCCCACGGCGCAGGTGTTGTACACGGCCGCGGCCGGCTGGGTGCTGCGCCTGACGCCGGTGCCCACGGCGGCTGACGTGGCGCTGCTGGGCGCCGCCTGCCCGTATGTGTACCGCGCGCAGCATGTGATCGGCGTGGATGCGGCCGACACCACGGTGCCGCCCACGCTGCGCCAGTCGCTGCTGATGTACGGCCTGGCGGCGGGCCTGCAGGAGCTGGCGGCCCGCAACGTGATCAAGCCGATCCAGTTGCACCGGGGCATGGGTTCGGTGCCGGCCAACTCCACGCCGCAGGCGGCGCTGGACGCGGTGCGCCGCAGCCTGGGGGTGGCGGCGTGAGCTTTATCACCGTAGACCTGCGCGGCGGCGCCCAGGCGGCGGCGGCACTGGCGCGGGCGCCCGAGCGGGTGCTGTGGCATGTGCAGCGCGCGTTGGTGCGGTTTACCCAGGAAGCCGCGCGGCAAATGAAGCGCGACGCGCCCAAGGCGACCTCGCTGCTGACCAACTCCATCCAGGCGGCGCCGACCGGGCCGCTGGAATTTCGCGTCGGCCCGACGGTGCGCTATGCCCGCTATGTGGAGGACGGCACGCTGGACGGCGGCTGGCCGCCGGACGAGGCGCTGCGCCGCTGGATACGCCTCAAGCGCATCCGCCCGCGCGATCCGACCATGAGCGAGGACGATCTGGTGTATGTGATCGGCCGCGCCATTCACCGCCGGGGCACGCGCGCGCAGCCGTTTGTCGAGCCGATTGCCGAGTCGCCGTTTTTCCGCCAGCGGGCGCAATTGCTGGTCGAGGGCGGCCTGGCGGCGGCCCTGCGGGAGGTGGCGCCATGAGCTGGCCGGCCCTGATGACCTCGCTGGTGTCGGCGCTGACGCTGGACGGCGCGGTCGGCGCCGACGTGCAGCGCGGCGCCACGGCGCAGGTGCACGAACGGCGCACGGTGGTGGTCAGCCGCCGCGGCGGCAGTCCGCGCCAGACCACCGACTGGGCAGGCGGCACGACGCGCCTGTGGTTGGAGTGCTGGGAGTTCGACTTGGATCAGGGGGTCGCCGACGCGGCGCTGGACGATCTGGAAGGCGCCGTGCAGACGGCCGTGCAGGCGTGGCTGGACGGCACGCCGGTGACCGGCCTGGTGGTGACCGGCCAGATCGCCGAGATCGTGGGCGACGAGGACACGTTCCGGCCGTCGGTGGGCAGCCGCATGGCGCTGGATCTGCACTGGCGGGAGGCGCCCTGATGGCCACGCCATGGCTGGACGTGGGGGCGCTGATCGTGGCCCGGCTGCAGGCCCAGGTGCCGGCCCTGGCCGAGGTGCTGGAGGTGTCGACCGTGGACGCCGCGCTGGATGTGCCGCTGCGCGCTCCGGGCGCGGTAGTGGTGTTCGACGGCGACGAGCCGCTGGACGTGACCGGCCAGAGCGAGAGCGGCGACGTGCAGGTGGTGCACCTGCGCTGGCTGGTGCTGGTGGCGGTGGCGGCGGCGCGAACGGTGCCCACCGGTGCCGCCACGCGCGCGGCTGGCACGGCGCACCTGACTGGCGTGATGGAGGCCCTGGCCGGCTGGCGCCCGGCGCCGGGCATGGGGCCGCTGGTGCGCGGCGGCGCGCCGGCCATGAGCCTGCGCCTGCGCACGGCGTATTACCCGCAGCTTTACCGCACCGTGGTGGTGCTCTAGGAGACCGCGATGACCGACAAAACCGAACCGAGACGGAAATACCGGCTGCTGCAGCCGCTGATCCAGGGCGGTGTGGAGTTGCTCCCCGGCGCCGCCGTGTGGCTGCGGGATGACCAAGCCGAGCGCCTGGAAGTTGTGCCGGACGAAGAGGCCGTGCCGGGCGTCATCAACTTCATCGAGGCGCCGGCCAAACCCGGCCGCGCCACCAAACAGGAGGGCTGATCCATGGCCAACATCGTACTGGGCGCCGGCAAAATCTATTTCGAGCTGGAGGACGCCAACGGCAATTTGGCCGGCGGCGAGCGCTATCTGGCGGAAACGCCGGGGTTCGCGGTCTCGGTCACGCCCGAGACGCTGGAGGACTGGTCCAGCGACGGCAAGATTGCCGAAAAACTGCTGGACATCACCACGCAGGTGAACCGCGGCGGCACGCTCACGCTCAAGGACGTGATCGCCGACAACGTGGCGCTGTTCGTGGCCGGCGCCAAGAGCACCGTATCGCAGGTAGCGACGCCGGTGGTGGACGAAGCTCACACCGGCTACCTGGACCGCTGGACGCAGCTGGGCGCCAGCCCGAGCAACCCAACCGGCGTGCGTAACGTGAGCAGCGTGGCCATCACCGGCTCCGGCGGCACGCCGACCTACGTGGCCGGCACCGACTACGAGCTGGACGCGGCGATGGCACGCTTCCGGCCGATCCCCGGCGGGACGATCACCGACGCCCTGGCGCTGCTGGTGGACTACACCCCGGCGGCCGAGAGCCGCGACCGCGTCACCACCGACCAGCTCGGCCCCAAGGTGGGCGCGCTGCGGTTCATCGCCGACAACACCGCCGGCAGCAATCGGGATCTGTATATCCCCAAGGTGCAGCTGGCACCGGACGGCGAGCTGGCCTGGAAGTCGCGTGACACGGTGATGAACATGGCATTCCAGCTGCGCATCAGTACGCGCGCCGGCTACCAGCAGGTATACGTCGATGGGCGGGCCGCGTGATGCGGCGCGAGAAGCCGCTGGAGCTGGCTGGCCAGGCCGTGACCGTGCGCGAGCTGACGGTGGGCGAGGTGCGGGCGTGGCTCGCCGACGCCGAGGGGCAGGTCGGGCGCGACGCCGACGGCATGCCGGACATCATTGGCCTGTGGCTGCTGGACGAGTGCTCGTTTGGCGACCTGAAGCGCATGTCTGACGTCAGCGACGAGCGCCTGAACGACCTGACCGACAGCGACTTGCGCGCCCTGGTGGACGCCTGCAAGGACCTGAACCCGGGTTTTTTCGGGCTGCGGGCGCGGCTGACGGCGCTGGGCAAGGCCAGCCTGGAGAGCCCGGCAGCACCCGCCGACTCGAACAGCATGTCAGCAGCCTGATTCGCATCGGCCATGCCTTCGCCTGGCAATACCCGTGGTCGGTGTACCTGTCCGCGGTGGACGAGGCGATCGAGTCGCAGGCCCGCCTGGACCAAAAGCTCCGCGATGCCGGCGCGGGGTGAAGGCTTCGCCCTGCCGATGGGATTGAAGATCCTCAGGCGTTGAACTGATGGCCGATCTTGACCTGCAACTGAAGATCCGCGCCCTGGTTGAGGGGATCAACCAGGTCAAGGCGCTGTCCGACCAGGTGTATGGGCTGAACCGGGCCGCCGGGCGCCCGCTGAGAGACCCGACAGCGCAACTGCATGCCGGGGCGGTGCGCGCGCGTCACTCCGTCGGCCTGCTCAACGCGAGCATTTTCTCGCTCAAGAACACCGTCGGTGCGGTCGGCGTGCTGCTGGCCGGGCGCGAGCTGGTGCGATCGGCGGATGCCTACACGCTGCTGCGCGCGCGCATCGACCTGGTGACGAACTCTGCCGAGGAGCTGGCGGCGGTCGAGCGGCGCCTGTTCGATTCGGCGCAGCGCACGCGCTCGGGCTATCAGGAGACGGTGGCGCTGTATGCCCGCGTGGCGCGCAATGCCAAGGGCCTGGGTGCCAGCCAGCTTGAATTGTTGCAGCTCACCGAGACCGTGAATCAGGCGCTTCAGGTCGGTGGCGCGACCACGCAAGAGGCGGCCGCCGGGACGATTCAGTTCGCCCAGGCGCTGGCGTCCGGCACGCTGCGCGGCGACGAGCTGCGAAGCGTGCTGGAGAACATGCCGCGCCTGGCGCAGGCCATCGTGGAGGGGCTTGAGCAGATCGGCGTGGGCGCCAACCTGACGCTGGGCGATCTGCGCGAGATGTCGGAACAGGGCGAGCTGTCGGCGCAGCGCCTGTTCGCGGCGCTGCTGACCCAGGGCAAGGCACTGAGTCAGGAATTCACCAGGATGCCGCGCACGGTCGGCGGGGCGCTGACGCAGCTGGGCAACGATGCGCAGCGGGCGTTGGCGAAGGCCGACATGTCGCCGCTGCTGGAAGGTATCAACGGCCTGCGCGAGCTGCTGACCGACCCGACCATGCTGGAGGCCATCAAGGGCTTTGGCACCTTGTTCGCCCAGTCCATGGCGCTGCCGCTGATCCCGGCGCGCGAGTTGGCGGGCTTGCTGCGCTGGTTCCGCGGGCAGCGGGACACGGCCATGCCGCTGTCGGAGATCGCCGCGACCGGCGATCCGGAGCGGCTGCAGGCGCGCATCGCCAACCTGCGGCGT